TGGAGTTTTGGACTTTAGGAACTTACCAGCCGTGAAAAGTTGGGGGGAGCGTGGTTACTTTCTACTTTCTCTTAAAATTCAACCCCATACCCCTTTAATATAAATTAGTCCAGCTACCACTAGGATAACTGGACTTAATGTATCAATGAAGTTCTATTGCTTCATCAAATTGTTTTATGTAATTATCTGCATTACATTCTTCCATCAATTTCTTTGCTTTATCTGGTGTTATTGACTCCTTTGTACATTCTAGTATCTTCTCTACTGAATATTCCTGTAGAACCCAGTTAATGATCCAATCAATAAAGAATCTGCTAGATAAGAATATATGTGTAAAACCTACTTCTATTCCAGTCTGTATTATCTTCTCTGCTCTATTTATTTTTATAGAATCAGGCAGTTGTCTATTAGGGTTATTAGCCATCTTATAAAGATATTGTTTGTTTATATCTGTCTTTAATGTAAGATACTTAGATAATACAGACAAACCATAACCGTTATTAGGCAGGTTATCAGATGGTTCACCTTTCTTAGCCCTCTTATGTCTTAACTTCATATACTTATCAATAAAAGCCAGTCCCTTATCTTCTGGTCTTAGTTTGGCTAATACATCAATATAATTATCATTCTCCCAATTAACAGCCGTAGTGTTAATCTCCATCAGCATAGTAGTAATAGCCACATCTTTATTAAGTGGGTACATTAACCAAATATCAAAATACTTGTCTTTCTTGTTTAACTCTCTGATAGCTGCATATCTATGCTGTCCATCCAGTATTACCAGATAATTATCTGCATTATCAGAATCTACTATATCTTTAGGGTTACTGGCATCATAAACAGTAATTCCTTTATCTATCACGTCTTTTGCATCTACTACTGTAATTGGAGTTAGTAAGCCAAATTCTTCAATAGATTTCTTTTTGGAATTGACTATACTTTTATTGATTTTCCTATTTACATTCGTAAATGCCAACATTTTTTCACTGCCTTCCAATGTGAAGATCTTTTCTTCTTTCTTTTCTAATTTCTTATCTGCCATAATGTATTAATTTTTGTGATTAATTGATCGCAATATAGTGATAATGCGCGATTTTAAATTACTGATTATCAATATTTAATAAATTGTATTATTAATATTATTATATTTTATTAACCATATTGCATTTTGATACATAAAACAATATTAAAAACCAGATTAAATATCTGAATATTAATTAACTAATGATGTTTTAATTATTTATAATTGGATATTCTTTCTTTAAATGGTCTAGTCCCCAATACATACAAAAAAGCCTGTCCACCATATAAAGGTAAACAGGCTCTAATTATTTATCTTCTATTTTATCTGCTCCAACTTCTGCCTTTATCTTATTAAATTCCAGTCTATAATGTAAATCTATTCCAAATAGGCTACCAGCAAATACTGCTATCTCACCAAATGCAACCAGTACAGACGGGTGAATTATGCCTATAGGCGGAATATATATTGCTGCTATCAGTAGAAAGCATCCAACTATTACCAATATTATAGCAGCAGCCAGTTCTGTTTTAATTCTTGTCTTAGTCATATTATGCTTGTGGGTCAACTTCCATAAACGGAACTCCTGTCCATTGTATCGCGTTATCATAATATACAAGTACATACATACTTGTTTCTCCATTAAGATTCCTAAGAGTACCTGTATAAGTTAATGACTCTGTTTCATCTTGTATAGTCAGGCTATCCGCAATTTTCTTAGTGTCTATCATATTTATACCCTTTAAGTCTTTCGCTATACGAATATGGATATTTGATATTGTACCACCTCTATAGACTTCTCCAACGGCACTAAATTGTAATGTATAAGAAACAGATCTGCGATCAGTTGATAATTCAGGGTGGCATATTACTAAAACCTTTCTACTTCCTGCTGGTACTTTCTTGTCAACAGAAATTGTATGATAAGGTTCTGGAAGTGCATAAAACCTGTCTTTTGCATCTGCTACCCACAAATCATTAGGTGTTCTTGTCGCGTTGGTATAAAATTCATAGGCTTCAACTTGTTTACCACTAAATCTTTGAAATTCCGTTGTCCAGTAGTATGCTTTTCCACTATACCAACAATCATTTGTCCCATCTGTAAAATACACTCCTTTCTTTAATGGTATTTTATTTCCTGAATAATCGAGATAATCGTATAGCATTCCTTGTGATATGTAATCACTTTCTTCTGGTTCTAAATCGGGTAATTTCATTCCTTCTATAATTGCCTCATAACTGCCGTGATTAGATGATGTTATACCTCCAATATGTATTTCGTCTCCATCTTTATAAAAGGCTGATACAGGTAATAATGCGTTATGGTAATAATTACGGAAGTCTCCCAATCTATAAGGACTGAAAGAGCCGCCTCTAGGCTTATCATACTTATACCCTGAATTATTATTTTGCTTAATCAAATTTACAAGTGCCCCAGGGTTATTTGCCTCTAAGATTTCAATACCATACTTATTCCTTTTTAATAATTCATTATTGAGTGTAAGCGTATTGGCACAATGAATAGGTTTCCATTTTGACCACGGGTTTATATTATTGCAAGTGCATAATGTACCTAAGTCTGTTGATGGATAGCCCAATATATTACGGACATCCATTATTGATATATTTGTAGCTCCTAGCTTTGCCATAATTAATTGGTTTTACTCTTATAACATACTATATCTTTTGTCGCTTCTATACTTCCATCTACAGACAAATCACCATCTAAAGAGATACTGCCAGATAATTTATCTTCCAATGGCTTATAGACTTCTTTATAAATAATCCTTTCTACTGTAATATCAGCCTTAAATACTTTGGCTAACCATCTAATTAGCTTCTTCATCCTTTAAATGGTTTTTAGTTTCTAAATTTACTAATCTGGATTCCAATTCATTTATCTTTACTTGTTGCTCCTTAATTAGTTGGTGTAGTTCTTTATTACATTGTATGGCAATAGAGGATAAACTAATATAGTCCATTGAATAAAATCCGTCTGATTCTGTGTAAATAAGTTCAGGAAAAACATTAATTACTTGTTGCGCTGACATTCCAATTCTCCATCTATTTATATCAGAATCATTATATTTATATTGGAATACATCTAAAACACTAATTTTATCCAAACAATTAAATAACTTAGAATGAATTGTTTTTAATCTTATATCAGACTTTTGGGTTAACGTTCCTCTTATTTCTACATTACCATAATTTGAACCAGATATGTACATACAAGCTCCTGCCCACTTTGAATGATAAAAATTTAAGTCTGTTCCTGATTGTATTCTCCAATTATCACCCCAAAATAATACTGGTGGATCTGATTTAATTTTAATACCATTCATAATTGTTCCGCCTCCCCAAGAAGGTCCAGCTGGACCTTGTGGACCTGTTGCGCCTCTGTCCCCCTTTGGACCTTGTGCACCAGTATCCCCTTTATCTCCCTTATCCCCTTTTGTACCTTTTATATTGACAGAAGAAGGAACAACCTCACTTGTTGAATTAGTCCAGCTTAGTACACCAGAAGAAGAAACGGAAGGTTTCCAGTACTTAAATGGAGATTGTGTTCCTGTTCCAGTAGAATATGCAACAATATCTCCAGAAGTACTAATATTATTATCTTTATCTATTTTAGTATTATTAGAAGCACTATTGTAATTTAGATAAAGATTAGCCACATTATTATTTTGGTCTTTCCCATTTATGCTATTTCCTCTGGAATGTTCAATATGAATATCAGTCTTATCACCTGTAATTATTCCCCCTGTAAATAATGGTGTTGAACTTGTAGATAAATTTTGGTTAATTGCATCTAGATAGTTTTTATTGCTATGTGAATGCAAGTCGCTTGTTAAAGCAATATTAGTATTACCTACTTTAGGTGTTTTGCTGAATGTACAGTTTTGCTTTACCCTTAAATCTTCTATAATATCTATATAATTTCCATTATTGGAATTACCTATAGTCTTATTGCCCACAGAAGATGCAGCAGCATTCCACATATCTAAATTAACTCCTGTAATATAACCGGCTCCATTAGCAAGTTGGTTATTATTGGTAGGTATAGTAGGTTTATTCAATAAGTCAGTATAACTTCCAGAAGTGGCTACTGTGGAAAATATAGGCTTATCCTGCACATCACTCCAAGTAACAGAAGTAATACCGCCTCCAGCCTGTGCATTCAGTGTACCATCCTCTGTAATGGTTAAGTTCTCTCCAACTTTAATACAACCTAAAGCCGTTTTACTGGCAATAGGAAATGTTATATCGTGTTTTCCTGTAGCATAAGCCACTACATCTGCCTGTCCTAATATTGCCTTACTGAAAGTCTTTTGTCCTGTAATTGTTTGGTCTGTATCTGTTGTAACTCCATTAAAATCCGTAATGTCATTCATTACGTGTGTATGTGCAGACGGTATAAATTCAGTTGGCTTTCCTGTTACCTGTTCCCAAGTAGAAGGAAATGTAGTTGGCTTATCTGTAAGATCGTCCCAACTGCTTACACCTCCACCCCCAATTTCACCATCTACAGACAAAGTACCATCTTCATTTATTTTAAGTCCGTTACCTACTTTGATTGTACCTAAAGCATCAGTGGAAGCAATAGGGAATTGAAAGTCTCCTGCTTCTGGATTCGTCTGGTAAGCTATAATCTCTCCAGTAGCTGCTACTGCACCTTCTATAGATTGGCTGGTTTGCCCTCTTAACCTGACAAAGTTGGAAGTATCTATATTAGCACCTCCACTGCTGCCACTTATAGATACATTATTGTTACCGTATCTGGCATATTTGCTTCTAGGTGTGGCAGGTATCCTGTTACTTGTTATATCCATATTAGTTTAGTTCTATAAGGTTACATTCTATACTATTATCTTCATAATTGATTCTTCCACCAGTAAATACAAACTGTTTGCCAGACAAATAACTGTCTGTTACTTTGGAATAAGGCAGAATGTCAGGTTTTATAACTTGTACCAGCTTTATTTTAGGCTGCTTGTATTGGTTAATGATCCTTTGGATCAGTAGCTTTTCTGGCTTCTCGCTGTTATTGTCAATATTATTTGTGAGTACGTCCAATATACTGTTACCATCCATAGCCTTACTATAGGATAATTCGCTTTCATTCTTTGATGTTATCTTAAATTCAATATCATCCAAAGCATTAATGAATCCTTCATTTACAACATTCTCATATTTTGTATCTTGTTTAGTTGAATCGGATTTACTTGCATTTACCCTTTGAGTTGATATTTCAATATTCCGTATAAAAAAGGATTCGATTGGATTTTCAAATACTGGAGTACTATAAGGATTTATAGCAGGATTGTATATTGTCAATTCAATATCACCAGTTGTAATGCTCTTAAATGAAACAATATAGCCATTTAAATCTGGGACATTCAGTTCTGGATCATTGTAATTATAAACCTGTAACCAAGTATTTACATAATTGTTTGGAGTTGCAGTTGTTGATACTTTGAAGATGGTATTGCTATCCGTTACCCAACTGCTGCCATTATAGTAATGATCACCTATCCTTAATTGCATTGGAATAAACAATTTTGGAACAGAAGTAAGTCCTGTTGGCTTAAAGTCCCCTTCAAATCCATCCTTATCGGTAGTCAGATAGATGTCAAAGTTGATACACAGTTTTATATCTGGATCAAATACCAGATAAGACAATTCATTACCCTTGCATTTGATTGCAGGATAATTAAGAATGAAAGGATCGTTTTTGATCTCTTCCCCGTTGTAGTATATGTCTTTATACAAATAATAGGGAGCACTATTGTCCAGTATAATAGCAGATTTCTGTTTTATCTCAATCATTTCCTGCCAGCTATATTTTGATAAAGCTTCTGTTTTACCATAACTTGTTTTTCGCATTGCTACTGCTCCAGCAGATTGTTTGTCCGTATTAAACGGCTTATCATACGTTGTATAAGAATTATTGGACAGTACATAATTGAATAATTCCAAATTGGAATTATAATACTCCTTCTTATATATGGTATCATCTTTTGTCTTTTCAAATTTAAACAACTCTCCACCTGACAGATTCAATTCCAGTTCTGGATATAATATGTCAGAATCTACTTCATAGTCACTATCAATTACTATAGCCTTATTGTATCCTCCTAATATGGATAATAGGTTACTGTTTCCTTTAGATGGTATATCCCTTAGATTTATAGTAGAAGATAGGGTAGTAGTAGTACTGGTAAGTATATTGGTATAACTGGTTTTACCAGCCTTTATATAGTCCATATCAATAAAATAAATACAACCATCATATTCCGTTACAGTCCAGTTGAGGAACTTGCAAACTTCTTCCAAGCATTCTTTCAAAGTCATAGCCTTGCCATCTTCATCTATGAAATTGGCAGTACTGACAGTTATACCATCTAAAGAAGAAGTATAGACGTTTGGTATGTAGACTGCCCTAAAATCCCCTTTACTTTCTGTAATGCACTTTTTAATAATACCTAGTAAGGAAACAGTAGCTCCTTCTTGCTTAAAGTCTATGTACTCTAAAGTAGATAGGGCTGATATACATTCTATTTCCAATTCAAACAAGCTGTTATCATAATCCTGTGAATATAATTCTGGAGTTATAAAGCCAGTCCAGATAACAGAACCAGCCTTTACCAAATTAACTTTGAACTTCTGGTATTGGGTACTAAACAATTTCTGTAAGTAGTCACTTCCAACTAACTTTAATGTAGCTCCGCTGAATCTGGTTGGAGTATATAAAAAATCTTCATCATTCACATCTACTATAAATGGTGGTGTGCCACCTGTAAGTTCTACAGGTGAACCAGTTCCACCATCTTCTAGTATTTGTACAGTTAAGGCTTCACCATCTACATTAGTAAATGGCATTGTATATATAAGGTTGTACATATTACTTGTATTTACTTGTCTTACTTGTTTGAGAATTAATAACCCCTACTAAATCTCTACCCTCAATCCTTAGTTTAACCTCTCCTCCAGCATTAACAGAAGTTCCACCTTTACCATCTAAAAGGTTAAACAGATTCCTTTGCTGTCTGTTGTTCAGAATCATTTCACCGCTGTTTACTCTGGCTATCATATTATCGCCAATGAAGGAATTACCGCCAATGATACCGCCATCAGCAAATTTTGGTACAGCAGCCATAGCAGACATTATAGCCGTAATAGCAGCAACGGCATTAATCCAACCTACTACAGGCACAGCAGCAGCACTACCAGCAGCTTCAGCAGCAGCCTTAGCCGTTAAAGCAGTAGTTAAACTGGTTATCATTGGTATAGCAGCACTGATACTACTAAGGATATTAGCACCATAAGCCAGCCAACCAGCAGCACCTTCATTTGTCATATTGGTAACAGATCCCATAATAGAAGCTATAGCACCTAAAGAATCCGCATAATCATAATTAGCCTGAATACTGTCTGTAGATATAGGCTTTATATTTATATATCCAGATTTTACATCATCTGCAATATTCCTTCCAACAGGCTTATTAATTTCTCCAGTTGGTAGTAAAGAAGTTCCAGCAGCCCTTAATTGCATCATTTTAAGTTCTGTTTCTGCTTCTTTGATGGCTTTCATAAACCCTACTCTAGTTCCTTCATCAGCAGCATTTTCATACTTCTTTCTAAGGTCTGCAATCTTTTTCTGCATTTCCATAATAGAACCTGCTGGAATGATTTCTTTTTTACTGGCAGTAGTTTTAATACCAGCTATTTCATCCCTTGCTCCAGCCCTGTCTTTTTCCCAAGTACCAGCCTTGTCATTAAGATCATTCAGTTTATCAAACAAGCCTTGAAATGAACTAAATGTTTCATCATTCATTCTATCAGCCAGCCTTAGTAATTCATCGTAGTACGCTCTTTGGTCTTTGGTATATTCCTGATAATATTTCTTAGTGGCGTCCTGATTAATCTTATACCACTCGTCACCGCTGTATTTGAAGGCATTAGGATTTAGTACCTGATTCTTTGTATCTCTGACTTCCCTATAGGCATCTAGTTCTTTTCTAAGTCCTGAATACTTGTTCCTTATATCCAAAATCAGTTTTTGTGCATTCTCTGTCGTGATATATTGAGCTTCTCCAATCAGATCAGCCAACATATTATTTAGTTCCCTTTCTGTTATTTGGGATGCTTCCCTAATATCAGCCACACCCATTAGCAATATACGGTCTAACTCCTGCTGTGCCTTCTTCCGTTCCTCCAGTGGTTTGGTATCATCTTCTATAATGGCTTCCAACTGTGTTTTCCTTGCATCCGTTTGTTCAAATTTGATGCTTGTAGTTTCCAGCATCCTTTGTACATTCCTATAGGTATCTGCATATTCTTTTGCATTCTTAATGGCTTTTTCTATACCATCATTGAATACAGTCCAGTCCCCTGAATAGATGGCTGTAAAGAATTGGTCTGTTACAGTAGATCCAGCCTGCATCAAAGAATTATATTTATCCTGTAAAGTGGCATTGCTGTTAAGTCCTTTCTGTAGCAGTTCTGTAGCTCCATAAGCTACGCCCAGTACCCCCGCAAATTTTGTAAAGGCACTGACAGCACCACTGGAAAAGCCTTGTATCTTTTGCTGGAATCCCTGTATTTGTTTTGTTGACTTGCCTAAATTATTATCAAATTGCTGTGTATTAAGCAGCAATCTAGTAATCAAATCAGCCATATTATAATAGTTTTAAGGTTTTACTTGCCTTATCTTTCAACCTCTGTATATCTTCACTAGTAATAGATGTGCCTGTATCCTCTGGCTTATCCCATTTAAAGGAAAGAATATCAGTAGGCTTTAACTTCTTGCTGCTGTTTACTTGTGCCGTGATATAACTAAGGAATCTGGTTTGTTCCCAACCGTTCTTGTTTTTACCCTCCAGACCATTTAAACAGGAATCCACTTCATACCACTGCATTTTATCCAAAAAGTAATCTGGCTGGATTCCACATTCTACCACAATGATACTATACAGTTCTGAAATGGATATTACTTTTTTTTTGAAGTATCTTCTTCTTTAGATGGTTCCAGTTGCCCTTGCTTTTGAAATTGCGCATTAAGGTAATTCTGAATATCAGCCACCAAAACAGGATTCAAATCACATTCATCTATAAAATCGTCAAACAGCAATGTACATTCTGGATTTCCTGCCAGTATCATAGAATAGTAGAATATATAAAAGTCCATCAGGCTTTCCAGTTTGAATAATTTGCCAGTCAGTTTTTCAAATACGAACATTGCCCTAATGCTGTACTTTACTTTATATGTCTTGTCTTTAATTGTTATTTCCATAATTCTGTTGATATAAAAAAAGCCCTTACACCTCTATAACAGAGATATAAAGGCTTTATATTATGCTGTTTTAGTCAGTGCTCCAACTCCTTCAAAAGAAGCTGTAAATGTTGCATTATCTCCATTCGGTGCGTTAAGTTCCAGACTGGTAATTACTACTTTCCCTTTATATTGTCCAGTGGTTACAGGTGTCCATCCACCTTCAGGAACTTCATCTTTCTTTGCTGCATATTCTTTTTCTAAGCTGAAAACTACACTTAATTCTTTTCTTTCTGTCATAGCAGTAAAAAGATCATCATAAGTAGAACCTTCACCATCTAAAGAGTAAAGATTTTCTGTACTCATAGTCCAACTTAGCTTTCTAGGTGCTTTAGACACCCATTTTCCACCAGTATCTTTAGAACTTGTTTCAACTGTTTCAGCAGAAATTGATAAACTGTGACTAGTTGCAAATGCTATTGATTTAAATGCTGTTCCTTCTCCAGTAGAATCAATGAATAACATCAAATCACTACCGTTAATCGGCTTTCCCATAGTTATTTTGTTATTATTAAATTAAAACTTAATGTCTGTACGTAAGTATCATCTATAAAATCTTCATCAGCAGATTCCAGTTTGATGCTTTCTATATCAGCAAATCTTTTATCTTCCAGAATATCCCTTACCATACTGGCTATATCAACGGATTCAGAATAATCATCAGACACACATATAATGTCAATTATTACTTCATCCTTGAAATGGAAGTCCTTAGTATAGTCTGGAATAATATTACTTCTCTTATATACTATAAATGGATATGTAGTTTCC